GAACACAAGCATACGAACTAAGCCCATATGATGAAACTATCTTATTAGACAGTGATTACATTATTGCAAATGATGTGTTAACGCATTGTTTTGAGCAAGACAGTAATTTTTTAATTTACAAAGATGCAAGTGACTTAACAGGGTTTAGAGATAATACAGAATTCCTTAAAATTAGTGAAACTAGTGTAGACTTCTATTGGGCTACTGTTGTATTTTTTAGAAAAACAAAAGACAATAAAGTGTTCTTTGATCTAACTAAACATATACAAGAAAACTGGCAACACTACAATAGTATTTTTCAAATTAACAAACCAACGTTTCGTAATGACTGGGTGTTTAGTATTGCTATACATATTATGAATGGTTACCAAGATGGTGATTTTGCAAATAAGTTACCAGGTAAAAAATACTACACAGCAGACAGAGATATACTATGGAAATTAGAAGATGATAATTTTCTATTCTTAGTTGAGAAAGAACAACACCTTGGAGAATATACCCCATTGCGTATTAAAGGTAGTAGTGTACATGTAATGAATAAATTTAGTTTGAATAGGGTCATTGATAATGCTTAATGGCTCTAAAGGCATCGTTTTACTGGCGCAAAACAGCACACACGACTACGTAAAGCAGGCCTGTGTGCTGGCAATGAGCATCAGGGCTACTAATGACACTAACGTCTGCTTGTTAACCGACGATAAAGTACCATCTAGGTATTTACACCTGTTTGATTGCATCAAACCTATACCATGGAACGATGATGCAACTGATACAGAGTGGAAAGTAAACAACCGTTGGAAGTTATACCATGCAAGTCCGTATGATGAAACTATCGTAATGGACACTGATATGCTTGTATTACAAAACATTGATACATGGTGGGACTTTTTAGGCAACTATGAAATGTTCTATGTTAGCAAAGTATACACATACCGAGGTACTGTAGTAAATGATACTTACTATCGTAAGACATTTAAAGCAAATGACTTACCTAACTTGTATGCTGGCTTACATTACTTTAAAAAGTGTGATTTTGCAAAGGAGTTTTATACTTGGTTAGAACTAGTTATGAACAACTGGCAACTATTTTATGGAAAGTATGCACCTAAGCAATACCAAAACTGGTTAAGTGTTGATACTAGTACTGCAATCGTAGCAAAGATACTAGACTGCGAAGATAAGATAACAAACAAGAAAGTTTCCTTTCCAAGTTTTACACATATGAAGCCTAAGATACAAGGTTGGTATAACCCTAGCGAAACATGGCGTAGTAGAGTAGGCAGTTATCTAACAGATGACCTAGCATTAAAAATAGGCAATCATCAACAGCAAGGCATTTTTCATTATACTGAAAAAGAGTTCTTAACAGATGACAAAGTTGCAAAATATGAAAAGGGTATTGGGATATGAAACTAAGTTACACACAACCAATACACCAACGTTATGTAATATTTAATCCGTCAAATGGTGACGTTCTTTCTTTGCCTAACTACAAACCAGAAGAAGGTAGTTATATTCCTGTAGAAGAAACGCAAGTTACAGGGTTACTTTCAGGCGCCGAACCATTAAGCTATTACTATGTACACTACATTAAAAAAACTAAGACATATGAACTTAGACTACGAACTAATACTAGTATAGACAGCTATTTTGTTGACGACTTAATATATGAAGTTCCAATGACTTCAGAAGATAGTCCTGATATACATATTATACAAAACATTAACGATACTTGTTGGAAAATTACAATAGGTGGTGATCTAAAAGCAAACATATTAGCACAACGGGTTAGCTTTAAAAATACTTTGTATTTTAGTATAACTGAAAAGTCAGACCCAAATATATTACTAAAAACAATTTCATTTAATTTCTCAGAACTACATGATACCAAATACGTTATTGTTCCATTTGACAGTAAATTTGAATTTGAAGCAAAACCAGTTAGTGTGTATACCATCAAAAACTTTGATAGATACATGTATGAGGTACAACAATGAAAATTAATATAGCTGAACAAGACATTATCTTCTTATCGTACGATGAACCAAATTGCGAAAAGAACTATGTTGATTTAATCAATAAAGTGCCCTGGGCCAAACGTGTACATGGTGTAGATGGCAGTGATGCCGCACACAAAGCGTGTGCAGAACTTAGTGAAACCAAACACTTTGTTACAGTTGATGGTGATACAGTTATTGATCCAGCATTTTTAAATGTAGTATTAGACTTAGATGCACTAGGAGTTGATGATGACTACCAATTTAGTTGGTGCGGTAACATTAATGTTAACGGATTAAAGTACGGCAACGGCAGTTTAAAAATGTGGACTAAAGATTTTGTAAAAAATATGAAAACACATGAGAACACAGATGGTGGCGCAGACACTAGTATTGAATTTTGTTACTTTGATAATTATTATCAACTAAATGACAATTACAGTACTAGTATTATTAGTGCTACTCCACATCAAGCATGGAGAGCAGGGTTCCGTGAAGGTGTAAAGATGAGTTTGAATAGAGGCGCCAAAGTTAAAGACGTTGCAAGTGAAACTTGGTGGCAAAACTATCAACGTTTGTTAATATGGATGCAAGTTGGTGCTGATGTAGACAACGGTATATGGAGTGTAGCAGGAGCCAGACAAGGGTGCTACATGACAACGTGTACTGATTGGGATCACGTACAAACAAGAGACTTTAAATACTTAAACGAGTTATGGCTTTCTACAAAAGACAAGGATCCAATGGAACTTGCTCAGCACTATGGTAAGACACTTAACAGCGAACAAGGCTTACCAATCTCAACTAACCCATTTGACGAAGAACAAAGTCATTTTTTTAAAGAAGTGTATGTTAACACAGACAGGGTATTACGCAAATGAGTAAATTAGAAGAAACTTGCGAAAATTGTCGTATAGCAATAAGCACAGACAGCATTGAAGTAGACAGTAGTACAGGAAACTTATACTTAGAGGCAGGAATCTTAGTAGCAGTGATAGCAGTATTATACATTGGCAAGAAATTAGTGGACAAGTATATTAAATGAGCGAACTAGAAAAAATTAAAACAGTAATGCCTATTGTTGAGGCTGAAACTTCGCCAACATTTTGTTTAGCAAAGTGGCATCACACAACTATCTATCTTGCAACAGGTGAAACACATAGTTGTTATCATCCTGCTCCTCATAAAATTCCTTTAGAAGAATTAAAAGATAATCCTAGTGCATTACACAACACAAAGCAAAAGAAAGCTGAACGTAGTGCAATGATGTGCGGAGATAAACCAGACGGTTGTAGTTACTGTTGGAAAATTGAAGCAATGGGTAAAGATTTTGTTAGTGATAGACATATTAAAACTACTAGTATCTATACTGAGGAAAGAGTAGCGGAAATAAAACAAAAAGGGGCGGATTTTAACGTAAATCCTGAGTACATTGAAATTAGTTTTAGTAACGAGTGTAATTTTAAGTGCGGATATTGTCACCCTAAAGCTTCTAGTAGGTACTACAACGAAATAAAACAGCACGGACCATACAACATGTCAAGCACACACAGGCAAGACATTGATTGGTTTGAAATACAGAAGGACGAGGATACTAATCCCTATGTAAAAGCGTTCTGGGAATGGTGGCCAGAGCTTAGTAAGACATTAAATATTTTACGTATCACAGGCGGTGAGCCATTAATGCATAAAAGTTTTTGGAACTTGTTAGAAAAATTAGACAACGATCCTAAACCTCACATCCAAATTGAAGTTAACAGTAACATGGGTGTTAAGCCTAAGCTAGTTGAAAGATTAACTACAACGGTGAAGCGTCTTAAAGCAGAAGGCAAAATTAAAAGTTTTAAACTATACACTAGTATTGATACTTGGGGACCAAGAGCTGAATATGCACGTACAGGGTTAGACATTAAGTTATGGGAACAAAACTTAGATTACTATCTAACTGAAACAAATTGGCCTGTAACATTTATGATTACATTTAATATATTTGGAGTAACTAGTTTTAATCAGTTACTAGAAAAAATATTAGAATGGCGTGAAAAATATAATAGCGATGATAATGCTACACAATGGCAACGTATTAGGTTTGATACACCTCACCTAAAAGAGCCTAGTATATATGATATGAACATATTGCCCAAGGACGAATTTATACCATACATGGAAAAACATTTACAGTACATGCGTGATAATCAAGACGACCAAAGCAGATCTAAATTTACAGAACTAGAAGTAGAAAAGTTTAAACGTGTTGTTGAGTACATGCGTACGACACATTACGAGCCACGTAAGTTAGAACAAGCACGTAAAGATTTCCATAACTGGTTTAAAGAATTTGATCGCAGGCGTGATTGTAGCTTAGTAGAAACATTTCCTGAACTAGAGGAGTTTTACAATGACTGCGGAAAGTAGCACTTTTTGTATTCTTCCGTGGATCCATTTCTACGCAAATCCAGACGGTAATGTACTCCCTTGTTGCATTGGAGATTGGCGTCAACCTCTTGGAAATACTCGTAACAACACTATTCAAGAAATTTGGAATAGTGAAGAATATAAAAAGTTACGACTAGCATTATTAAATAACGAAAAGCCTAGTACGTGTACACAATGTTGGAAGCATGAAGAAGCAGGTTTAGAAAGTAATAGGATTGCACAAAACAATCGCTTCATAAAGCATATTAATATAAAAGACGAAACCAAAATTGACGGTTCGTTGGACTTAATGAAGTTGTTATACTTTGATGTGCGTTGGAGTAATATTTGTAATTTTAAATGTAGAACGTGTAGTAGCACATATAGTTCAAGTTGGGCATTAGAAGATAATAAGAACGGCGAAAAGAAACCTGTATATATTTTTGCAGGCGGAGACAGTAACGAAGATTTATTTAATCAGTTCAAACCTTATCTTAAAGATATACAAGATTATTATTTTGCAGGAGGCGAGCCTCTAATTACAGATAAGCATTATGATATTTTAGATTACTTAATTGAAAATAAAAAGACTGATGCTATACTACAATACAACAGTAATTTAAGTAACTTATTCTTTAAAAAGAAAAGCATTACAGAGTATTGGAATAATTTTAAGCATGTTGAAGTACGTGCAAGTATTGACGGCTATGGAAATAGAGGCGAATACATTAGAGAAGGCACTGACTGGCCTACAATTGAACAAAACTTAAAAATTATTAAAGAAGAAAGCCCACATGTAATTATTAGTTTTAATTGTGTAGTAAGTGCATTTAATGTATTAACACTTGTAGACTTTTTAGAATATATGACAAACAAAGGCTTTGATGTAAACAACAGTACGCTTTATAATATAGTTGAACCTAATTATTATAGCTTTAATGTATTAACAGACAATCAACGACAAACAGCTATAGACAAGCTACAAGCGTATATAAACACAATAACACATACTGAGCATAAAAGACATGTACAAGGTGTTATTGATTATTTGCATAAGTCAACATTTGATCAAAGTGCAAGTGACTTGTTTAAGTCTAAGAATATGTACTTTGATAAAATACGAAATCGATCGTTTGACGAAACGTTTCCAGAACTTAGTGATGTATTAACGGATTAATTTGGTCGCTTTGTCGCATAACAGTTTCATACGTTAGCATATCCAACCAACGCTTTTTCATTTCATAAAGACTAAAGCCATCAGTTTGACTGTTTACAGCAGACTTCATTAACTTAACCCATTTAGTTTGAGCTTCCCCAACTATTTTGTCAGTTTCATCTTTCCACTCATGTTTAAATATTTGCTTTAGATAATCGTAATGTTCAATTGGTGTTGGATGCCCGTCTTGGAATCTTTTATCAACAATTTTTCTATCTTTTACAAACTTAGCTTCTAGATTGTTAGCCCATAGTGTTTGATAAACGCTAGGAAGTATTGGATCTATACTTTCGTTGTATAACTCAATAAGAGTTTTTAGTTTTAATTCTACATTTCTTGCAAGATTCCATTGATTAGGAAATTCAAAATCTAACATTTGTATCATGTGATGTTGTGTACGATGTTTAAGTAACTGATGAGCACTTTTAATTAGTGCAAAGTCTCTAACGTATGCACCGTACTCACTAAAAAAGTTTTGAATAAAGTCTTGAGAATACTCACTCTGTGAATATATGTTACCTGGAACTAGCCACCCGTCTTTCTCTGGCAGATATCTATCTTCTCTACATACATTAGTCCATTGCACAATAACTAAATCGTTGTGATCAAAGTTATAAACATTATCAGTCTGCATAATCATATTATGAATATACTGATTACCTGCTCCACTACGGCCAAAGTTTCTAAACTCAGCATCAGGGAACTCAGCACCTAGTATGTTTGCCCATGTACCCCATAGATACCCAGTAAAGCTACAGCCAAATGTAAAAATCCTTTTAGGATGATTATGTATTAGTTTTTTCATTCTTTTTCTCTTTTAAATATTTAACCAAATCAAACATAACGTTTTTAGTATGCTTTTCTTGTATCATAGTTTTAAGGTTGTGTACAGATATATCTGCAAATCTAAACTTCCACTTGATTGCTTTTTTAGGATCTAACTGTTGTAAGTGGTTTACTTGTTTAACTATTTGTGCTTTAAGTTTAACCCAACGCTTGTATGTATCTCTTTCATCATCAAAGCTATAATCAAATATTCCATCATATAGTTTATAGCCGTAGTCTTGTAATTTTTGATTACACTGATGCTGACCAAATATAACAAATGGTTGTAAATGGTATATGCTTCTAAATGTTTTTTCGCTCCAGAACAAACTAGTACCGTTCCAGTTTTCTGCAAATGTTTCGTTTACAACTTGAAATAATGTTTGCTGATGCAAGTAGCTGTTTAGACTCATAGCATGATTAGTTACAAAATCATCTGTATCAACTGTAAGGGGGAGAATAGTTTTGTTCCAAGTTTTTAAATCAGATCGACTAATGGGTGAACCTACCGGTAACTGATAACTTTCCATATGCTTGATAGTTTTTTTATCAAATCTGTTATGACTTACTAATCCGTGATCGTATAAGTTGCTATGAAAAATTTCAAATGCACTTAACGTCCGATGCGGTCTGTTAACACGACTTAGGCTCAAAAATGATTTACCTGTGTAACGTTTTTTTGTTTGTGCTATTTCATGTTCTAGTCGTTCTTGCAAAATAACTTCAACAGGTTTCTTTTCAATTTGTTGTCCAATAGCATCACCAGGCTTCGTAGCACCTGCTATTCCAAATATCATACTTTCAAAATTATTAAATGTAACAACTTTAATTGAGTGTTCAATCTTGTGTTCCATATTATAACGTATGATGTTATCGTTGTCGTACATGTTTGAACTAAAGAAAATAATCTTTTCAGGATCTATTCTTGCTTGTTTACAGCTATAATATAGTACATCAAAGAACGGGGCATCGTGTATTGTGCTAAAGCCTTCGGTACTAGCATCAAAAAAGAAAAAACATTTTGGATCTTTTCTTAATTGCGACTGAGCTCGATGTTTAACAAACTGAAAAAGATTAACATCTTTCTGCCATTTGGGATAACTGATTAACGCATGTACAATAGACACATCATCAAAACCTTCTTGACTTAGTACTAATTGATCTTTTAACTTTTCAATCGACAGCGTAGTTTTTGGCTGTTGAATAAATTCGTTAAAGATGATAGAGTCTTTAATTAACTTCATAAGGTATACTTTCCATAAATACTACTATATTTATGTACGCATATAATGATTGGAGAACAGAGTGAAGATTGGATTTATTGGATTAGGAAAATTAGGATTACCTTGTGCAGAAGTTGTTGCAATTAAAGGACATGACGTAACAGGTTATGATATTGTTGAAACAGTTAATGATAATGTAACAGTTTGTCCTACTATACAAGAAGCAGTCCAAAATAGAGATATTGTGTTTATTGCAGTACCCACTCCGCATCACCCTGACTATGATGGTAAAGCACCCACAGCTCATTTAGAACCTAAAGACTTTGGGTACGACATTGTAATTGATTGCATACGTGAAGCAAATGCGTGGATGAACACAGGTCAATTACTTGTATTAATTAGTACAGTATTACCAGGCACAGTACGTAGAGAATTTGCACCACTAGTAACTAATACTAGATTTGTTTACAATCCGTATTTAATTGCAATGGGTACAGTTGCATGGGATATGGTCAATCCTGAAATGATTATGATCGGCACAGACGATGGTAGCGAAACAGGTGATGCAAAACAGCTTGTTGAATTTTATAAAACTATAATGGAAAACAATCCACGTTATGAAATTGGTACATGGGACGAGTGTGAATGTATCAAAGTATTTTACAACACATTTATTAGTGCAAAAATTGGATTAGTTAACATGATTCAAGATGTAGCAGAGAAGCAAGGACATATTAATGTCGATGTAGTAACTACTGCACTTGCTAAAAGCGATCAACGTATAATGGGTCCTAGTTATATGAAAGCAGGAATGGGAGATGGCGGTGCATGTCACCCACGTGATAATATTGCGTTACGATACATGGCTCAAAATTTAGGCTTGCAATATGACATATTTGATGCTATAATGAATGCAAGAGAAGTGCAGGCTAAGAACATGGCAAACTATTTGGTTAAGATTGCAGAGAAGCGAAACTTACCAATTTTGTTAAACGGCATTGCATATAAACCAGGAGTACCTTATACTGACGGAAGTTATAGTTTGTTAGTAGGACATTATTGTAAAGAAGCAGGATATCATTGTATTGAAGTTGATCCAATGGCTAGTCCACAAAAAGGTCCGTTTACGGCTGTAGCACTATTAGCACACCCGGAACTTTATTGTTATCTCTCAGAAGGAAGTGTTGTAGTTGATCCTTGGAGAGACTTTAAGTCAGATAAATTTGAAGTATTCCATTATGGAAACACACGATGAAAAAAATATTAATTGTAGGTGACAGCAACACACTAGGTGAATGGGGTACTATTATTCCAGGACCTTCTTGTGCAAATCCTAAACATCCAGAAGTATTTAGACCCTACAATAAAGAACAATACCTTTACGGAGATCACCCTAAAGGATTTCAAGTTGTATGGCCAGGCTTTGGTTATAACTTAGATCTAATGGGGCATGCTACTGCTAACTACGGTATCGGCGGCGGCTCTAATTTTGAAGCAATTTTTAAAGTAGAAGAAGCACTAGGACTTGCACCTTGTTTTACTGCCCCAGCATTTTATAATCCAGATGTTATTGTGTGGGTAGTAACAGAACCATGTAGAGATCTTGGAGATGCTAAATGGCCACCAGAAGCAGGCCTGTATGATCTTGAAAAATATTATAAGCAACGTGATAATACAATTGATGATGCAAAAAGTATTAAAGAATTAAACGATATGCTATTAAAAATTGCAATGGACGGAGCTCAACGTATCTACAATGAAACAAACATACCTTGGATTATAATTGAAGGGTGGAGTAAGGTGGATATTAAAAACTACACCTTTGCAAAACATGTAGTAAAAGATTGGATGGCAACATTACTAGGACATGATATACCTTTGTTAAGTAGTTGGCCTACAGTAAATCATCTAAGACGCCGTCGACCAGATCTAACAGAAAACGCAGGCGATAGTTTACGTTTGTTTGCTAGACAAAAACCAGAACTTAATATTCCTAAATTGCCAGAAGGGAATCAAGAAGATACAGAATTTAAACTTATAGTAGATGACTACGAAGAAGTAATTAAGACTATGCAACAGCATGATAAGTTTCCTGACAACTGCCATCCAGACAGAACTGTACATGCCGAATTAGCTGAGCATCTTGAACTAATAATCAACGGATTACAAAAATAAATGTATGATATTGTTTTTATAAGTTACGGAGAAGCAAACGCTGATAGTAATTGGGATAAACTTAAACAACAGTATCCAATGGCAAAGCGTGTTAAAGATGTTAAAGGAATACATCAAGCACACATTGCAGGAGCAAAGAAATGCTTTACAAAAATGTTTTGGGTAGTTGATGGCGATGCACAAATAGTTGACGAGTTTAAATTTGATCACGAAGTTAGTAGCTACGACCTAGAGTGTGTGCATGTATGGAGAGCTAAGAACCCTGTTAACGGATTAGAATACGGATATGGCGGAGTTAAACTGTTACCACGTATGCTTACACTAAAGATGGATACAAATGTAACAGATATGACAACTAGTATTAGTGATAAATTTAAAGCAATGACAGAAGTTAGTAATGTTACGGCATTTAATACAGATCCACTTAGTACGTGGCGCGGTGCGTTTAGAGAATGTGCTAAGTTGGCAAGTAAAACAATACAAGGACAACTGGAGGAAGAAACAAATGATAGACTTAAAACTTGGACTACTTATGCTGAAGGAGTACATAGCGGAGATGCGTTACGAGGTGCTATGGCTGGCATGCGTTTTGGTAATAGCAGTAGCAGTGATCTTAACTTAATAAATAATTTTGATTGGCTCAAGGAACAATTCGATAATGATACCATTTAAAGAAATAGCATCATTTGGCCAACAAACAATGTTAGACAAACCGTTGTTTAATGTTAGTTGGATTCTTGGTCGCTTCTGTAATTACAGTTGTAGTTACTGCTGGCCGTACGCTAATTCTAATAAACCTGATCATCAAGCATTTGAACTTTATACAAATACCATTGACGAAATAAAACGCCAAGCAAGAGCAAACGGATTTACAGAGTTTCATTTTAGTTTTAGTGGTGGCGAGCCAACTGCTTACAAATTGTTTAGCGAGCTAGTAGCATATTACGCTGACGATGCAGATGCTAAGTATCAAAGCGTACACATGACAACTAACCTAAGTCCAGGAAGCAAATGGTGGAACAAATGGTTAGAAACTACAAGTAGTCTACAACGTAGAAGTATTACAGCAAGTTATCATGCAGAGTTTGCCAATGAGCAAGAGTTTGGTGACAAGTGTTTACAATTAATGAAAGGTGGAGTATATGTTACGATCAATCAAGTTATGGTTCCTGAAATGTTTCAAGAGCTTTACGAACGCTTACAACGATTTGCCGCCAGAGGCATTAATGTTACTCTCAAACCCCAATCTGATCCTACCGCCTCGTTTATCATCGATGGATATACTACCGACCAAGTCGAAAAAATGCAAAAAGGGTTCCCGCAAGAATGGAACGGAGAAGAAGTCTATCAAATTAGACTAACTGATGTTAGTGGCTCTACGCATTTTATAGATCAAGCAGAGCGATTAAATGCATACGGGTTTAATAAATTTGAAGGGTGGAACTGCAATGCAGGCTATCAGAGTTGTATCATACGTGGCAATGAAGTTAAGAGAGCATATAGTTGTAGCGATGAACCACTAGGTACGCTACAAGACGGTTTTACGCTGTTTAAGACACCATCTAAATGTGTAACTGCTACATGTGTAAGTAGTGCAGATAGTAAAATACCAAAGGTAGTAGCATGACTAATTTAAGTATCAAAGACCTAGCAACACTAGCAATGGAGTCTGAAAGTATTGACCCTATAGACTGGGGCGAACTTAATATTAATGAAGAACAAGCGTTTTTATTAATGGCTAGTCACGTATTGGAAATGCATCAGAGAACGCCAGAGCCTGAGATAATGATGGCAACTGTGACTAAACTATTAGTAGAGAACTTTTCGCTTAATTTAAAATTACAAGGAAAACGATGAAGATTGATATTCAAGACATAAAGTTTTGGGCAGATGCTATTCGCAATAGTGCAGACAGAGATCGTACCTTAGAAAGTTTATGGGGAGGCCAACTCCAATCCAAGTCTTGGCTAATTGAAAAAATGGAAAACAGAGCCCATATTGCTAACGCTGATATAGTTATCTTTGGAGGCTGGAATGGTATACTTGCTAGTATGATGTTCAACAGCGACCTAGGAACTAAACATATTACTAGTATCGATATTGACCCCGCCTGTGAAAAAATTGCATCAACAGTTAACAAGCGTCAAGAGATGGCAGGACGTTTTAAAGCAGTAACAGAAGATATGTGCAAGTACGAGTACACAACTGATCCGTATTTTGTTATTAACACAAGTTGCGAACACGTTACACCTACACAATATAAAACTTGGTTAGACAGAGTTCCTAAAGGAACAAAGGTTATATTGCAAAGTAATAACTATTATGAGTTAGACGAACATGTTAATTGTGTAAGCTCGTTAGAAGAATTTAAAAAAACATGTAATATAGATATTGATGCGGCACATGAATTAGAGTTACCAAAGTATAAGAGATTTATGATTATAGGAAATGTATAATGTATAACTACGAAGACATAACGTCAATACATTTAGAAGTTACAACTAGGTGTCAAGCACGTTGTCCTATGTGTCCAAGAAGAGTCAACGGAGGCCCAGAACTTGACGGATTAGATCTTACAGAAATTAGTTACGCTACTTTTATAGAGTGGTTTCCTATAAGTTTTGTACAGCAACTAAAGTTTTTAAATATGTGTGGCAACTTAGGCGATCCTATTATGGCCAAAGATACGCTAGGCATAATGCAATACTTACGTAAGCATAATCCTGAAATGACTTTACAAATGCACACTAACGGAAGTGCTAGAACTTCAAGTTGGTTCAAAGGACTTGCAGAAGCAGGAGTAAAGATTGTATTTGGTATTGATGGCTTAGGAGATACTCATTCACTATACAGAATTAATACAGACTTTAATAAGATTCTAAAAAATGCACAAACATTTATACAGGCAGGCGGAGATGCAAGATGGGATATGCTAGTATTTGCACACAACGAGCATCAAGTAGATGCATGTGAGCAACTAAGTAAAGACATGGGCTTTAAAGGATTTAGTATTAAACACACTACTAGATTTAAAGACGGACAGTTTGAAGTTATTGATGACAATTATAATGTAACACACATATTATTACCATCGCAAAAAAGTTTAGAAATGATAGCACCAGCAGAAAAAGCTAGGAAAGAAACATTACCAACTATTAATTGTAAGGCAGTTGAAGATAAACAAATGTATATTGCCGCTAATGGAAATGTTAGTCCATGTTGTTGGCTAGATTTAGAATGGTTACCACAACACTCCCATTCAAGAATAGATTATATGATAAAAATTAAAGAATACCCTAATTTACATAAGTATTCATTTGCAGAGATCTTTAACAACGGCTTCTTTAACAAGATTAGTAGTTGTTGGAATTCCACTGGACTTAAAGAATGTTCGAAACAATGTGGAAGTTTTGATAAACTAAATGCACAATTTGAAAGGCACGAACATGAGTAAGACATTTTGCCCTTTACCGTGGATACACTTAGCAACTCGACCTAATGGTGACGTTAGAGTTTGTTGTACGGCTAATGCATCAGGTGCAGGACTTGAAGACGATAAAACAGTAGGCCTTGTTAAAAAGGACGGCATTGCTATGAACATGCGTAACCATACTATTGAAGAAGTATGGAACAGTGAACATATGCGTACTACACGATTACAAATGCTTAATGAAGAAGTTCCGGCAAGTTGTCGTAAATGTTTTGCAGAAGAAGAACGTGGCATTGTGAGTAAGCGTCAGTGGGAAACTAAAGTATGGAATAAACGGTTAGACATTGAAAGTATTGTAGCAAAAACAGATGATCAAGGTAACATACCTGTTAACATTCCTTACTTTGACTTACGACTTGGCAATCTATGTCAACTAAAGTGCGTTATGTGTAGTCCACATGATTCAAGCAGTTGGATTAAAGAATGGAAACTGCAAAAGCCCAAATACAGAGACAAGAACTTAATTGCAGACACAAGTTGGGACGAAGACTTTGATTACACTTGGTATAAGAAAGGTTCTTTTATAGAATCAATGAAAGGCCAGTCACAGCATATCAAAGAATTATACTTTGCCGGTGGCGAACCATTGCTAATACCAGAGCATTATGCTATACTACAGTTTATGGTTGATAATAATTATGCTAAAGATATTTGTATACGTTATAACAGTAACGGATTAGAGTTGCCTGACAAGTTATTTGTACTATGGCAACACTTTAAAGAAATTACATTTAATTTTAGTATAGATGCATATGGTGACAGGAATGATTATATACGTTATCCAAGTAAGTGGGCTGATATTCAAAAAAACTTGCATAAACTTGATTCAAGTCTAAACAATGTTATAATAAACATTGCGGCCGCAGTACAATTATTAAATGTTGCATACATACATGAACTAGCTGAGTGGAAAATGGATCAAGGCTTTAGTAAAGTTAATGTATTACCGTTTGGTGGCGGACTAATTAATACGCATTTAGTTTATTTTCCTAGTTACTTAAATGTTAGAACATTACCTAGAGAGCTTAAAGAGTTTGCTAAAGGTAATATTGAAAGTTTTATTCAAAGACAGAAGTTTAATACAGATTGGAACAATCATGCAATGGGTAAACCACGCTGGGACGGAATTGTTAACTATATGATGTCAGAAGATTGGTCTGATAAGTTACCACAGCTACAAGACTACCTACGAGTATTAGACGAACGCCGCGGAACGGACTTTAGAAAAACGTTTCCGGAATTAGGAAAACATAT